CTGGTCTTCTAACACATCATATTTTTCATCAGGTACATCAATATAGTGGTCTTCAAAAAGTTTTTTCAGACCGTTAATGAAGTCCTCAGCAATCTCTCCCTTGATACCTTTTTCAATAGCAAGTTCGTTTTCTTTCATCCACTCATTGACAACATAGTTCAAATAATTGTCTACCTTTTCAACAAGTTCTGATTTTTGCTTAGTACTTTCAGTTTCAAATTTTTTATTATAATCTGCTTCCATTGATTCTTCTATCTCTCTAACTTTAGATTTGATAGCAGCTTCAAATATAGTAGCAGCTTTGGCTTTAAATTCTTCTGACAAGTCTTTTTCTCCAGAGGTTAAAGCGTCAATGTGTTCTTTTACATCAACATCTTTTGCTTTCTGGTCATCTTTTTCCTCAGACTTGACTTCATCATCTTTAGATACTTTAACTTCAGCGTCTTTAGATTCTTTTTTGTCGTCTTTCTTATCTAGGAATTTTTTTAGACCGTCAGGCATTTCTCCCTCGGAAATCTTCTTGCCTTCAGAATCAGTTTCTTTCTCTTCACCTTTAAGAGTAGGCATAGCGTCAGCTTTACCTTGATTCTTTTGAGGTGCTTGTCCAGAAACTTCTTTTGTGCTTGCGTTAGCTTTAGGATTTTCGTCTGTAGGTTTAACTACAGCTTTACCTAAATCCTCAGCGTCATTTTTCAATGGCGTTGGCTCAGCGGCTACAGCGTTCTTTTTAGGAGCGTCTGCTACCGTGTTTTCACTAACACTTTTTTCTGTTTCGGCCATATGAAGTTCTCCTTAATTTAAAAAAATAATTATTTTCTTTTCTTTGCTAGATATTTATACTAATACAATCCTTTAAGGAACGATTCAAAGACTTCCGCCTTTGCTTCTGCGATTTTTAGTCGTTTTGCCTCTTGGATGTACTCTTTATATTCTTCTAGCTCTTTTTGTTTAATGACACCATTATCCCATATCCACTCTTTTCCTTCCATAATTCCTTCTACGAAAGCGTCTGGAGCTGATGGATCTGCAACAATGTCAGCGGCAGTAGCAAGATAAAAGTCTTGTCCGACCTGTGCCTCACCGTTTCTACCTCTTTGTAATGAACCCATACCACGACTAGATACGCCTAATTTAGCGCCTTCATCTATAAGATTTTTTACAATCTTTCCGTATGGAGTATCCATAACTTTTGCTTCTCCGATGAAGTTATTTCCATCTGGATATAGTTTAGTTATCATATGTGATACTCTTTCCAAGTTTACCGTTGGTCCGTCAGGATGTCCTAACTCGCCAAAAGCTCTCTTCTGTTCAACAAATTCTCTATTATATCTACTTACTTCTTTTGATAAAGTTTCCTTTGGATAGACTCTACCGTTTCTATTTTTAATTTCTGATTGTAAGAATACTCCACGGATTTTGTAGTTTTTGCCACCTTGTCCGTTATCTTCTTTAATGTATTCTACATTATCTATTGCTTCTGTTATGAGTTTCATTAGTCTATCTCTCTCTTTCCTTAATATTTATACATTTTATTATCTAAATTCAACAATCAATGTGTAATTGTCGTGTAAAGCAAAGTTTTTAGTTGACAAATATACATAACCAGTAGCACCAGTAGCGTTATTAGCTATATCATTTCCTGCAGTTCTAAAGTCAAAAACTCCATTTCCTGATAATACAAGTGCTGTTGTGTTGGCAGAAGAACCTCCCCAGGATATCTCTACTGCCGATTTTGAGTTTGCTGTATTAATTGAATACCAGACTTTAGCAATAGTCTTGGTACCATCTGTTGTCATAAAATTAGATGTTGTCGGATTAACTAACACACTATCAGTTTCACCAGTACCATCACTTATGTTTGTTCTCTTAACAACATATTTTACGCCTGCTGTATCTGATACTATTTGCGTTGTTATTGCGTCTGCCATTTTTTATCCTCTAACTATTTGGTCCTAATTCTGTTTCTTTTTGTACTTCTACTGCCAAGTCAAACTTACTAACTTCTTTATCAGCAGAAACTTTTAATTCAGTAGCCGTATCTAATTTTTGGTCTATAACCTTTCGTGCTTCTCCTTCTTTTAATCCCCAATTACCAAACCTTTCTAAAACTAAAGTTTGGTCTCCGAGTGTAAGAGTCACTTTTGGATAGATTTCATTTTCGTAATCATTTCCTCTTATCTCATAATATACATTCGCTAATGATATACTCTTGTCGGAGCTAAATAAAGTTCCGCTATCTTCGCCTACACCACTAGCAGTTATAATTGCCTTATTGGTGTCATCAACTTTTGTATTGACAACTAAAGTCATATTTCTTACTCTTCAAAGTATGCTTTAATATCTGACTCAACAACTCCCGTTGCCGCCGCTACTTCAGCTACTTTAGTTTCAATAATGCTAACCAAATCTTGTGGTTGCGACCAATCAACACCATCTAAAGATTCAATTAATTGTTTAACTGCTTCTTTCATTGATGGTGAAAGATTTATATATTTGTCGTTACCGATAAAACCTGATACATTACCAACTATACTTGATACCGTTAATGCCATTTTTTATTCTCCTGTTAATTACTTTGTTCTGAACCAGAATCAGCAGGTGCTTCTGCAGGTGCTGTTTCGGCAGGTGCCGTATCAGCAGGTGTAGCATTAGCAGCTCCATCTGGCGTCATTGCTGTTTGTACATCATCCCTTGTTGCAGTCTGAGCAATCGGATCAGCCACTTCTGGTTTAGGATCCGAGTGAGGTTCTGCCTGTCCAGGCGTTTGTGTCATAACATCCCTAGCAGCGTTAAATAGATTACTCGCATAATCTTTTCTGCTAGCATCCAAAGCGTCACCAACTTTATTTCTTAATGCGTCTTTAAATGCTTCACCAGCACTTTTGTTATCACCACTTGCAAGTTTATCAACAAACTTTTCTGTATCTGTCTGTTTTGTTTCATTATCAGCCATATTTTTCTCCTATATTATATCAGGTTCATCACCAGAAACCTGAACGGTTGGACTGGATATGATACCATCATTTATTTCTTTCTTAATTTGTTTGTCTATATCAGCTATTTCTCTTTCAGATTGTTTAAGTATATTTTGTCTAACATACTTAACTGAAAAGTATTTACCAACATAGTCTCGTACATCATTTGCCAACATTATTCTTTCTTTTAATAATTCAGCATTTTTCAGTTCCGAGAAGTGACCATCAGCAAGAAAATCATATTTAATTTTCTCTTTGACATTCACCCAATCGTCTTCGTTTATGATTGCCTTTAAAACTAATTGTGTTCTCAGCAAATCATTAAACAATTCTGTAAATTTCTTACGCAATCTTTGTACAAATTTTGTAAATTTAAGTTCGTCTCTAGTAATCTCGGTACTTCTACCTAGATTGAATCCTTGACTTGCTTCTAATCTACTAATAGGTACATTAAGCGAACGGTATAGTTTTCTTTGGAAGTATTCTATATCCGCAACTTCGCCTAAATTTTGACCACCAGGTAAAGTGGAAATATCAGTTCCTCTTCCACCTTCTCTACTTGGTAACCAAAAGTCTTCAAGCATAGACATATAGTTTCTGTCGTCTCTAATTTCTCCAGTACTTGCGTCATAGACAAGTTTGTTTCTGTATCTTGCCATTACATCACGCAAATATTGTTCTGCTTTTACTTTAGGTAAATTACCTACATCAATTTTAAAAATTCTTCTTTCAGGTGCTCTTGCAATTCTGTATATAACAACAGCGTCTTCAATCATTCTTAATTGATTGACAGGTTTAATTGCTTTGTGCATATAAGACATAACCATATTCTTATTCAAATCAACTAAACCACTTGGACAAAAAGTAATAGCGTCTGTAGCAATTTTTAATCCACCACTTGCCATTCCTGGTCCTGCAACACCTTTTTCATTATATAAAAAGTATTCGTTATAATCGTGTATGACCTGAATATTTGCTAATGGTACAGGTCTACCTTTTTTAATTTCTCTTATCTTCTTAATTTTTCTCGGGTCAATATATCTTAATTCTGTAATACCCTTAATTGGAGATTCTCTATCAATTATTTTATGATAGTAAATTCTTCCATCTACATACCATCTACGAAATATATCGTGTCCTTTCGTAGAAAAGTTTAGAAGTCTTAAAACTTCTTTAAATTCATCTTCAACTTTTCTTTTAATGTTATCAGAAAAGTTTGTATCTTTTAAATCTACTCTAACTGGATCTTTCTCAATCTCGTTTGCAACAATAGCTTCGTTGACTATATCTTCAACTGCCATATCGCATTCTGGATGTATTGAAATTTCCCTATACCTACGAATTAAGTCTTGCTCAGTTTTTGCAGTACCTTCCATATCAAGGTACTGACCAAAATAACCTCCAGCGGCGACGGTTTGTGTACCGTCATCCGCTTTAGGTTGTGTAAAACTTTGTTTCGGGTCTGGAGTTTGCTTAACTCTAGTTATTTGGAAACCGAAAAGTTCTGCCATTTTATATCCTCACTTTATTTGTACTAATTATTTATTCAACTATTAAGTAGTCGTTCTCGCTTCAAAGAATAGGTATCTAAACGAAACTTCAAATGTTTCAATATCATCTGTTGGTTCCATATTTAAATCAATAGCCGTTATAGAAGTTGGAAAACAACCTCTTAATGTATATGATTTAATAGTAGCACCATTTCTGTCAAGGTGGTCAACAAATGCGTCAACTTGATAATCAACAGGATTTGTTAATCCTTCGTTATCTGACATATTGTTAATACCATTTTGCCATCTTTCAAATGCGTCTCTTAATCTAAAGTTTGTATCGTTAAGTACCGTAATCGTCCAAGCTTCAAATGTTCTATCACCTGCTAAGTATATTGGTCTACCACGGAAATTAACCGTTGTAGTTCCAACAGACATTGCTGGGATGGAAGCAGTTTGACATAGGAACGCCAGTTCTTCTGTTTCTCCACCAACTTGTGCATAACCAGGAAAAGGCATAGTTACCTTAAACTGGTTTTTTCTAGCGCCGCCGCCTGCAAGTTTGGTTTTGAAGTCATTTATGTTTGCCATTTTTTATTTCTCCTCTTTACCTATTAACCTGCGACTTCTTCAAAAGCCACGCCAGTTCTTGTTGCAACGAAAGATAATGTGATAAAGTTAATGCTTCTTGCTGGTTTAATATAAATCTCAGCAATGAATTCATTTCTATCAATTACTTCGCCTGTGTTGTTAGTTTCATCACACACTACTAAAAAGTCTGTGATACCTCGTCTACCTTG